AAAACACAAACTGCAGGGTCTCCTGAAGCAGTATCATTAAATATTAAACAGCCTCTAGCAGTCACTGTAGCATTACTGAAAGTTAAATCAGCAAAATCTGTAAGTGCTGTTGTGCCAGATGTTGAAGGGTCAACTCTAGTTAGAGATGCTCCTTTAGCTGTATAGTTTGTACCACTAGCTTCATTAGAAGTAGTGTATGCTGTAGTAGATGCGTCTAAGCTAGCTGAACTTGTGTAAAGTGCTAGTTTAAAATCATTACCACCTGAGTTTTTAAAATTATGCACACCTTCTAAAAGTTCTTTTTTAAATGATGTACACATTGCTTGCGTTATCGCCATTATAATCTCCTTATAATATCAGCCATATCTTTATGACCTTGTTTTTCCAATAAACCAGCTACAGTGGCTCTATCGCTATTTATAGCTTGTTTTAAATATAATAAAATCAAATTAGTTATTGATTCTTTAAAAGCCTCTGCCTGTGCCTTTACCATAGGGTCAGCATTTTCACTAATCGAAACTAATCTTTCTACTATTCTTTCTGTCCAATACTCTGGACTTAATCCTTTATTGTGAGTTGTTTTAACACCAACATCACCTATACTAGATTTTACATCTACATTAAACATTAACTTCTTTGAATCCTATAAGTATCATCCCTATATTGGTCTCTAGTATTTTCTGCTTCACCTAATAGTTTTAATCTTACCAATGCTTGTTCATATCTCTTTTCATACATTTGCATGATATCAGGTTCTCCTTTCATGTAGGTATAACCCTCTAATAATGAACCATACAATAAAGCATTTTCAGCGTTAGTAGATAACCAAGTCGTACCATCTTCTGCTCCTGCAGTTATAGATGCTGGTTCATAAAAATAATGTAGCTCTGTAACAAAAGTTGCATTAGGTGTTGGTCCTAATATAAAAGTTGTATTATCAAATAAAGCATAGTGCTTTGGCACGCCTGTTACAGAAGCATCTGGATATCCTTCTCTGATAAAGTTTACATCTTTAAATAATAGAAACTCTTGACTACCAGAATTAGTTAGAGACAAAGAATAGTTATCTAAAAAATCTGATGGTGTATTTAAATACTTATTACCTGAAGTAATTGAACCCTCTACATTCTTTCTAAATACAGGAAGTTTAACTGTCTTTAGTATTCTTATTTCTGCTTGTTTTATTATTGTAGGTAAATCTGAAACAAAAGTAGTTTCAGTATTCTGTAAGTAATTTTGTATTGCACTTTTTAATTCTGCATAAGTCATTATGTTACTACCTTAACAGCTCCTACACTGCCTCTTAAAATTATACCAGTACCACTTACTGGTTCAAAACCAAAGTATTGAGTAGAATCTTTTTCTCCACTATCTGGTCTAGGATTAAATAAAGCCATTGGGTCGGATGTATTTAATCTACCTACTTGTAACTGTGGATGGTCTGGGTCTAAACAACTCTTACAAACTCTTAAACCATTTCTAGTTTCATCTTCTACTTCGTATATAAGTTCTCTTAGTTTGTATGTAAAACCACATCTATCACAAATACCTAAAGCTTTTTTACTCTTTGCGTATGCCATAATTAATAAACATTATTCCCAGGTACAAACTTAACTGCTGCTCTTTCTCTATCAGATTCTGAAACCTCTTGCCAAAGTTCGTTATATCTTTGTTTTATCATAGGAACTCTGTTCATAGCATCAGGCTCTTTACAAGCTATGTTATAAGCCAAAGCATATGTTAAACATGGTAAATATCTAGCTGGTACATCTGCATTATTACTAGCAACGCTTCCTGCATCTTCTATTCTTTTGATGTAGTCATAAACTAAAGTGTATGTTTGTGCATCATCAGGTGTTGCCCATAAAACTATATTAATGCCACTTGTGCCTTTATCTGCAAAAAACTGTGTAGGCTTAGATTGTAAAAGTTTTTTTGCTTGATGATTATATTCTGTTCTAGATATTCTAGTTAATTGTTGGTCAAACTGTTTATCTGTATTACCACTATCTGTTCTTAAAAAAGCATCTACTATTTCTAAAGCAGATGTTTCTGCTGCATAACTGCTTGTGCCAGCAGTTAATGCCTGTGTAGCTTGTTCTATCTTCCAAAGGTTTAATCCTTTGTTTTGCCACTCTAAAAATATTAAATTCAAAGCTCTTCTTGCTGTTCTATAATCATAACCAGAACGCATAGTAAGACCGCACAACTCGTATGCTTCTTCCATAATATCTGATAAATCTAGATTAAATGTAGTTGTTCCACTTGTTGCCATTACTTACCTTCTTTTTTTCTGATAGCTTCTTTACCTTTTTTAGCTATCTTTGCTTGTTCATTTTTACCTGCAACCTTTGCTCTTTGTTCTAATACAGTTAGTATTTGTATCTTACGAGCAAAAGGTTTATTAATTCTTTTGACCTTTGCTACAGTAGCTCTGGCATCTGCTGGTGTAGCAAACTTTATACTGACTGTATCTTTTGGATTCTCGTCAGTATATAACCTTCGACCACTGCCTTTAGGTTTTTTACCTGTTCCTACTTTTGGGTCTCTTCTTTTTCTTTTCACTTTTTCCAGCTTTTTGTAAAGCTATAGCTACTGCTTGCTTTTGTGGTTTACCTTCTTTTCTAAGCTTTGATATATTATCGCTTATTACTTCTCTTGTTCTTCCTTTTTTTAGAGGCATGTTTCTTTTTTCCTGCTGGAGCTTTTTTAGTTAAAACTCCAAAGTTTGCTCTAGACATTACCATTTTACTTTATGTGACCAATATCTAGCACTTAGTTTACTAGGGTTTCTATCTTGTGCATTATGTCTAGCATAGTAAGATTTTCTCCTAGCTTTATCTTTTTTTGTCTTAGGATTTTTACCTGCACCCTTTACGCCTTGTTGCCCAAATCTAATAGTCTTAATTTTGTTACCATCCTTGGCAACAACAACATGAGACTTAGTAGGATGGTTAGGTGTTCGTTTAGGTTTGTTATAACCTGAAACTCCCACCTTTGCCAACCTAGAATCTTTTTTGGCTCTAGACATAAATTAATCTTAGCCAAACATCTTCTTGATGTAGTCTTGAAATGATACAACCTTTGGTCCACTAGCTCTTTTGCCAGCTTTACCTTTTAGCATGCCACCACTTTTCATACCATTAGGCTTTTTCTTAGCTCCAGGTTTTGGTACTCCTCCACCGCTAAAACCTTTCCTAGCTTTACCTGAACCACCTGCTGCAAGCATTTTTCGACCCATTGGGTCTTGCATGCCAGCTTTTGGTTTTTTAGGTCTAAAGGGTTTCCTTTTCTTTGGTGGTGAAAGTGGTTGCATTGGACCACCTTCCATCATCATTTTAGGTTTTTTCATTTTGCCGTTATTTCTTCCAGCCATCTTTTTCTCCTTAGTTCTACGAACTCGTTAAAATCTTCTTTACTATAATTTTTATAGTAATTTTTTTTAATTATACTATCTGATGCTTTTACTAAAGTATCTAGCTTTTGTAAAAATATTTGATAATAATCTTGACTTGATAAAGGTGTAAAATCTATTTGTTCTGCAGAATGTTCTAATGTTTTTGAATCTGGATGTGAACCCATAATCCAAAGATTATTTTTTACTGTTTCTACAGATAAAAGTCTTAACCTTTTTTCAAATTCTTCTTCAGTCATAGTGTCATAGTCAATGCCACAATAAATTACAACTTCATACTTGTCATCAAAGTTTTTTATAATCTCAATTAAATCAGACCATAAACCACCTTCACCAAGTATTACTTTAACTTTTCCAGTATCCCATGTATGCTCTGCAAAAGGACATGCTGGTAAATTGTTGAAATCTTTATTAGGTTTTTCTAATACACTTTTACTCCATTGACGAAGTTCTTCAATCAATAAAGATTCTGTTAGCATAAGTTATGCTTTCTTTTTAGGTCGCCCTACTTTTTTCTTTACAGATGATTTCTTTTTCACAGGTTTCTTTCCAGAAACATAAGCTTCATTTATATCTGGTGTAGATGGGTCGTCAGCTATGTAATGACCTTTATCATCTCTAGCTCTTTTATCCGAACCAGATAACTCTGCAAGTTTTCTTTTTGCATCCACAAAGTCTGGGTCTGGACCAAATACAGGTCTTAGAATACCATCCTCATCTTGCTTTAATACAAAATACTGTGGGGGAAAATCACCATTCTCTGAAATAAAATACATAGTTTCTCCTTAGTCAGAGTACACTTTAACCATCTCTAAGACGATTGAATATGTATCTCCTGAACTGTGTCCTTTAGTAGTGAATAGAATATCTCCATTCTTTCCACTACCTGCGTTATTTGGAATCCCACCAAATTCACTAAATTCCATATGTCCATTACTACTTTCTGCTAGTTCCATGAATAATACATTAGAAGAAGCATTAAAAAATAATTGAACAGACATACCAACAATAGCGTGACTAACTCTAAGTACTCGTACTTCAGAACAAGCCACGCCATCTGCGTTAGGAGCTAATTCAGAAACATCTACCTTAGCTACTGCAGATTCGCCAGTACCATCACTAACATTAGTGAACTTCATAACGCAGTTTCTTTCGCTATCTATAATAGTTTGTGTAGTAACTGCATCAGCCATTATCTGCTCCTATTATGATTGGTCTGTAAACGCTGGAGCATCTGCACCTTCTTGGCTACCCCAGATGTACCAGTTGGTTGAATCTTTTGCCAATATATTAATCTCGAACACACCGAAGTCTGTAAGAGTTAATATAGAGTTTGAGTTTCCATCTGCAAAAACAGATACATTGTCTGCATTTGAATCCAAATGAACTATACCGCCTAAAAAGAAATTGGTATCTGAACCTGAATCAATAATAAGGTTTTCTGTTTCTTCTGCTGCACCACCATAAATAATCTTGAAGTAAACTCCTGCTGATGGTGAAGGAAGCGATAATGTGCAGTTCTGACCTAGTGCTGGTACTACTGATACTCTACCACCATGTGCTGCTGCTGTTAATGAAATAGCTGCTGAATCAGCTAATGCTACAGGTGCTACTTGTAAACCTGAACCATCTAATACAAATGATTCTGTTATAGCTCCTGAGCTTGAATCTTTAGATATGACTTTAAAGCCATTTTCGGACCTTACTGGTCCATTAAAAGAAGTATTTGCCATGTTCCCTCCTTGGGAAAAAAATCTATCGTCTTGGCTTGTCTGCTAGGGCAGTCGATAGATAGGTTAAAAAAAATCCCTAGATACTAAAAAAAGGGGAGCAAAAGCTCCCCTAAAATATTAACTTGAACCTGGTGAACCAAAGATACCAAGTGGGTCAGATACTCCAAAGGAATATCTTTCTCTAGCTTTGTATCTAACATTACCAGTGTCAAAGTCTCCATCCATGCTTGTTACCATAGGACTTCTGACAAAATGCTTCATGCCATCAGGAACATCAGTAGTCAAGAAGAAGGCATTTGTATCAGTTAAATAATGATTAACTGAATAACCTTCTGGAATGACACCATTGTTTCTAATTGCATTAATATCATTGTCAGCAGAACTTGGTCTGTATTCACTCTCTAATAGTCGAGTTGCAACAAACTGTAAGTCAGATGGAACAATTAACTTTCTTGGTCTTGCTGCGATTTTAAGACCTCTTTCATCGACCCATTTACCGATTTGAATTACTGCATCTTCTAAAGATGTTTCATTTAAATCAGCACCTGTAACTGGTCTGTTAGAGTTGCTACCGCCATTAACCAATGGGTGTCCATCACCGCCTGTAACTCCATCACCACTTGCTGTAAATAGGTTTACCCCATCTCCAGATTGGAAAGAATTACTAAATCCATTATTCAATGGAAACGCTGCTTTGACTTGCTTTGTGTAAGCCATAGCTCTTGCTAAAGCTTTTGTGTATCTAGCAGATAGTGAAACATAGAGGTTATCCTCCATAGCTTCTTCTGTGATACTAAAGCCTAAAGCAATAGTTTCATGTGAATAACGAGCAACAAAAGATTCTTGTGCGACATCATAAGATACT